AACCTAATGGAAAATTGCACAAAAAATCTCCCCAAAATTTGTGCAACCTGCACAAAAAGCCTATAGCCTTTGTGCAACCTGCACAAAAACGTATAGCCTAGAATTTGTGCAACCTGTACAAAAGTCTAGATTGTTGAATGATCTGGTATAAAATTTTACCAAAATATCGATTGTTGTATTTTGGGTCATGTGGTATTATATAACTGTCCTAAGGGACAAGAAATAATGAAAGAGGTTGAAATAGAAATGGAAATGGAAATTGAAAAGGAAATGAAATGTAAGGAAATGAAATGTAAGGATTGCAAGTATTACCAGAAGGAACGGATTCCGAGATCAAGGTCTGGTTGGTGTCTGCATGAGAAATGGAAGAATGGTTGTTGGGGAGATCACTCACCGTTAATCGGATGTGGCACGATGGCTTGTGGTGATTTTCAGCATAGATGAAAGGTCGGTTGAAAAAACAATGACTACTATTGAAAAAACTTTTGAATTGCTAAACAGGGGTTATGAGTTTCACCACACATCTTATGCGGCAGGTTATGTAAGTCGCAAAACAGACGGTTACTTGGTAAAGTATGATGGAAGGTTTGGTAAAGGTTACAAGTGGTTTCATCCGAACTCAGAAAGCACACAATATTGTTATGTGACGTATATTATCAAGAAAGAAAAATAGGGAGGTAAATAACCTCCCTATGAATGAGGGTGAATAAATGAATGTTGTAAAAATCCTGTGTAAGTGGTTAATCAGATTAGTTTTATTTGTGGTTGTGTTAGTTGTATACCTGTTATCAATATATTATATATGTAATTAACTGCGCTTGTTGCGAATTATCAGAATACCACTACCACCGTCGCCGTAAGGGTGATTGATGTAAAAGCCACCACCGCCACCGCCAGTGTTAGCTAAACCTTTTCCGGGTGCAGTGTTTTGAGTACCGCCATTACCACCACCGCCAGCGCCACCAGTACTACCACCAGACGCACCAGCACCACCACCACCGGCATACAGATCGCCGTCAGGCTCTCCAAACTCGCGGGTTGTCGTACCTTGACCTTTTCCACGGCTCGCCCATGACCATTGACCAGCAGTATAAGCAGGATTTCCACCACCGTCGGCGCCATCGCTACCACCGCTGTAACCGTCTGGGCGGTTTTCATAGGCCGCCCCTCCGCAACCTCCTTCTACCATTGTGCCGCCAGCAACCGTTTCTCCAAAACCTGTTGTGTCTCCACCGGCTTCAAAGGCGTAATTTTGTGCTATACCACCTGCACCAATAACAATACTATATGTGGTATTTCTTCTAATTGTTTTATTTTTCACGGTTTTGGTAAAACCGCCAGAACCCCCATGTCCGTAATACTCATTGCTCCAAAATTTACCGCTGGCAGAACCGCCACCAACCATAAAAATATCAATGCCGTTTACAGCGTTACCTAAATCTGTAAAAATCAAATCACCACTTGTTAAAAATTTAATTCGCCAGTTGTTATTTCCGTCATCCAATGTTGTGAATGTGCCGCTGTAAGTAAATACAGGGATGATTACACCGCTAGCACGTCTGTAAAATCTGTTATTTATAATACATTCCATTAAATCACCACCAAAATATTAATAGGCACATCGACTGTAGGTTTATTTCCGTAACAATATGCCGTTATTTTATTAGTATCTGTTACAAATCTGTTAACTTTGTTATATTCATCCAATAATATGTCAATATTAGAAGTGGTTGCTCCGCTAAAATCGTAATCAATAACGGGTTGTGAATCAGCTACAATTCCCTGTACGGTTAATTCTTGCGTATATGGCCCAGTTCCTACCCAGTTTGCCACTGCGCAAGTTGCTGATCTCGTAAATGTTACAACATTACTAACACCTGCTCCAATGTTATTTCTCGCTTGTAATTTCTGTTCTCCCGTCAAATTCTGCTCACTACTAAATTTTACAGAATTATTATCAATCTGTGTACTAACATCATTACTTGTAATATTACTAGTCCCTGCGCCAATATTATTTCTAGCCTGTGTTTTTTGCTCATCTGTTAATTCCTGCGCTATATATAATACAGCATTTTCCGCACTTCCGCTTCCTGTTCCTGCACCAATGTTCGCCCTTGCCCGTGCTTTTTGAGCTTCGGTTAAATTTTGCGCACCACTAAATTTTACAGAATTATTATTAATTTGAGTACTAATATCATCACTTGTAATATTACTAGTCCCTGCTCCGATGTTCGATCTTGCTTGTGCTTCCTGATCTTCCGTTAAATCTTGTAACAAATACGATATATTAAACCCACCAAAATCAACAACTGCATAAAATTTCAACGGGTTAAGTTCAACTTCCTGTACATATTTTCGCCCATTATCATACTGGAAATATCTCCGTACAAGATTAGAATTAACTTTGAATACTTCCATTTCAAACGGCATTGCGGCAGAAAATCCCGTAATTCCCGTAATATCTGCGCAATAATATCTTCCCGGCTCACAATATGTAATAGTTGCGAGATTTGTATTTGGTAAAATATTTATAAAATTTTCGTCATAAACGACAGCGCCGCCAGCTTTTACAAAATCGTCTTTTGCTTCATATTCCATTGCATTTATATTTTCTCTTGCGTTCATTTGTTCATCTTCGTTTAAAATCTGGTTTGCAATCGTGGATACGGCTCCGATATTTTCTGTTGCTTGCTGTTTCTGTAACTCGCTAAATCCTGTTTGCGGGATATATTTTACAACGTCTGAAATATCTACATCAATTTTTAAATTGTTAATAACATCAGCCATTTTATTATATTTGTCAATTAAAAATTGTATCTGTTCATCATAACTTAACGCTTTTGTAAAACTTCCGGGTAGTCCCGCATTGCTACAAAACGTTTTAGGCATTTAATTCACCCCCAAAATAACAATATTCTTTTCTGTGATTGTTCCGGGTTGGTTATTTTTCCATTCTTCATTTATAATATTTGTTTCCAAAATTGTAACATTCGCACTAACGTTTAGGATGTTTGTTGGAATATCAGTGCTTTTAATAGCTATTGCAATAGTGTTAATATCGTTAATAATTGTATTAACAAAACTGATTTTAGACTTGTCAAAAGATATTCCGTCAGTCGCACTAATTTTTATTTGTATAATATACAATTTTTTGTTGTCGTAAATTGTTTCAGGATTGTTAATAAAGGGTTGAATTTTATAAGTTGGAACGTCTACATATTCCGTCCAATTTTCCGAATTTAGGGAAATTGTATAATCAAAACTATGCGGGAATTTACAAGTTTCAATATTATTTCTTGCTCTTGCCTTGTATGCATCAGGATATAATTGCACCTGATTATACAAAACAGGAACATCACCAAAACCATATGCAATTCCGATATTGTTTCTTGCGGTAAATTTTTCATTTTCCGTCAATGCTTGAGGTGTAGTAAGTACTGCGCCATTCAATTTTTCACTGGCCGCACCAATATTTTTTCTGGCATCTTCTTTTTGCTGTTCTGTTAAATTTTGGTTAACGTATTCTACCGCATAATTCGCGTTGCTTGTTCCTGCTCCAATATTTTTTCGCGCAAGTTCTTTTTGTCCTGCGCTCAAATTCTGTTGAACTTTGTAACTAATGGTATTATTATTTACCGTATTATCAATATCCTGTTGGGTAACATCACTTGTTCCTGCACCAATATTTTCACGTGCAATATTTTTTTCATTTTCCGTTAACGCCTGCGGAATAAATTTTATACCATTAAATTCTACATTATCGGGAATCATTGCCAGTAAATTATTATATGCATTAAGCAACCATTGCACTTGTTCGTTAAAACTTAATGCATTTGTAAAACCAGCAGGAAGCCCCGCATTACTGCATAAACATTCAGGAATTTTTTCAATCCGATCTGCCATTACATCACCCCCATAAACAAATTACCTAAATTATCAATAATCATATTATCAACATTGATAATAATGTTACGATATTCTTTAATTGCTTGCGCAAAATTTCCTTTTTGCATTCCGCTAATATGTTCTTCTGTTGTCCCGCTCGCGTTTCCGTTAGCATTTGTCGTATTATTTCCAATTTTTTTGTTGTCATCGCTATTGATTCTCGCGTAACTAATATAGCGATCTTGTTCAAGGTTTTCAATTCCACCCTGCGGGGTATCGCTTTCTTTTCCAATCTGTTTATTTATGTAATTTTCGTTAAAACTTATTACATTATTGTTTTCATTTTTGCTGGTACTTGTTACAAGTCTTGTAAAATTTGTGTCCTGCAACGGGTCAAATTTAAGTAATGCGCTATTTAACATTTCGTTATAATAAGGCATGATTTGCACCAAACGCTCATTCAAACAATACATAAAATATCCGGCTGTTTCCTGTCCCAATTCGTACAACATATAATGTAACAAAATTTTAGTAAATAGCGATTTTTTATAATCATTCCCGGTTGTATTATCTTTATAATCATACAATGCTGTATATTCTTTCAAAAATACTGTATCCAATACAGTATTATTTGTTGCGAGTTTGTAAATATTTGTGTAACCGCTATATGTTTCATTTCCCGCTATTGTATCACACAATGTTTTTAGTGTTTGCGTATACAATGCCGCCATTATTCTTCATCCCTTTCTATATATTCTTCATAATTATCTTTATATTCTTCTGTAACATTTTCGTCATTTCCTACATATTTAACAGATACGTTCAAATCGGGAAACATTTTGTTAATTTGTTTTGCCGCCTGTTCACGTGCTTTCAAACGTATATTTCTAAAATTATTCGTTCCTCCGTTGTTCATGGAAATTTCATCATTTGTTAATCTTTCTTTCTTTTCATACGGCACATTTTCAATTCCCAAAACTGTATAAAGTTCTGCGAGAATATTCGCACGTGCCTGAAATAGTTTATCCGCAACGTACTCATGCCCCATGTTAAAAGTCTTAAAGCTGTCAGCAGGGTTAAAAGATTTGTTAACTAAAATACATAATTCATTCCCCGTATATTTTTGCATGAAATTTTCCATTGATAATTTTGTGGACGGGTCACAAACTCCGACAACGGGTGTTTTTTGTGTACGAATGTTAATATCAATCGTCTGGTCAATATCATACAATCTTTTTGCATACATATCAATGTATGCAATCAATGGCATACGGTTATATGTGTCATAAATGGGCACTGCATTTTTATCCGTCAGCATTCGTGTATATCCATTTGCTCCGTATGCGGTAAATTCAGTAGGATTAAAAAATTGGTTAAATTCTCCACCAAATACAGCACGTAATGCCACATAACCCATTACGTCATCATTAAAAAATGCCGCCTTGCCATTATACAAAAGAGTCGCTTCCAAAAATCTTGAATCAACTGTATCTGGGAGCCCATTCCATTCAAATTGTGTCATTGCTAAACCCGCGAACATATCAAAATAATATGCATATTCTATTACATTTCTATTAAATTTATTCCAGTAATTTTTATCTACAATCATAATAATTAACCCCCTCTTGCTGGCCACATTGTATGCGGGTTATTCGCTCTCGCAAGCCCATAATTCCCAATAATATCACCAGTGTTTCTCCAAAATGTAATACCATTGTCAAAAATACTATCAATTTTTACAACATATTCTTGCGGAATTTCTCCATAAACACTCATGTTAACAGTTTTAATATATGTGTAATAAGGTCGTGCTTTTTTATTCGGAATTGCAACCTTGTTTTGTTTATAACCATACATCGAAAAGTATTGGTCAATGATAAATGCGTATTCTGGTGTTAGTCTGAATTGTTTAATGATGAAATCTTTTTTCTTCGCGGCGTACATTGTATCTGTTGCATAATTCCCTCGCATTTGTGGCGGCAATGTTGCATGATCGCGAATTTGTGCAACTTGTCCAAATACGTTCATAAAATTGTTGGCGGCTCCTGCTAAATTTCCCGTAATTGCATTAGTTACGCCCATTCCAACATTGTATCCTGCACTGTATACAAGTTGGTTCTGATTGAGCGCTAAATATGCCGCAAAACTATCAATACTGTACGCGCATTGCGGGAAATTTGTAATAGTTATGCGTTCATCAATATTTTCAGGAATGCCATTGTAATATAATGGATATACACTAACAGCGGCTGGGGGTGATACAGTTGCGGCAAAAGCAAAAGTTGCTGTATGTGTTTCAGGATTGTTAAAATATTCATACTTGAATGTACCTTCTTGCCCTTCACCGTTTGAAATTGTAAAGAAATTGTAGGGATATCGCGTCAATTTATTGTTAACTGGTACATAAGTTCCAAAATTTTTATTAAGATCAATATTGAATCGCGCATTTTTAGTATTCATTAGTCTTTTTGGTATCATATATAACGCAACGATTGCATCCGATTTATTATTAGTTGTTAATTTTGTTAAATGACTATTAAGCAATGTAATTCCTTCATCTGTTGTTTCATAATATACAAGTTTGCAACCGCTATAAACGCCCTCTGTAATTTGTCCGTCAACTGCTGGTAGATCATTTTTTGTTACGTCAACGGTTGTTGCCATCATAATAACCTGATCGTATTCGTTTATGCCGCCTATATCGCTATGCTGACAGTATAAATCTCCTGTTTCCAATCTTTCTTCAATAATGTTAATGTTCGCGTCGTTAGGTTCGTGCATTCTATCAATAAAGACTTCTTTAATATTGTAATCAAAATGATACGTTTGCATAACATCTAATTCAAGTTCCAGTTTAGTTGTATTATCGCTAATATATTCTACTTTATTCACAAAAGCATAAAACCATTTATTATAATACAATGTATTTCTATACATTACATAATTACAAATAGAAGCGGTAGCAATAGGCAGTGGTATTTTTACGGCAGTACTATTTCTGATAAAAGCAAAAGTTTCATCCGAGCTAATCCCCGAACCGCTTTCAGAGCCAAAACTATAAAACGCCTTGCTTCTAAAATACGCTTCTTGAATTTGTTTACTATCAAATTCTATCGTATGATTATAATTAGAATCTAATGGAACATTTTTTAACAGTATAAATTCTGAATTAGGTGGAATTATCATATAATCACCTCTAAATTTCAGGGGTGTATAAATTGCATATACACCCCTGAATAATTATAAATTATTAAGAAATCGTTTGTTTAGCGCTGGCCGCAAAGTTGGAATCAGTGTAAGTAACGCCATTGCCCAATGCCTTAACAACTGCGATATAATCACCCTTGGCCATCATGTTCGCAAAAGTTACATTTACACCCGTAACATTCTGCGTTTCAATCTGATTTTCAGGGGCAACTGTATCTTTATACAATACCGCCTGATAACCTGTTGCGTTTGCACTCGCCGTCCAACCCAATTTAGTTTTAGTTGTTCCATCCCACGCAAGCGCGGTAGGCTTATTTAACATAGTTGTTGCATTTTTCTTACAAAACGCAATGGCATTTGCAAAGGGGGAGGTGCTGAACGTTTTCCAGTTGTGAAGGAAATAATTCCAATACAAACCCTTTGCGTTGTACGTTTCGGTAAATTCAATCACATTATCGTAAATCATAAAGAAATCTCTGTCAATAATTACTGCCGCAACGGTTTCAAGCTGTGTTTTTTCTTCCTCTGTAAAGGGCTTGTAATTGGGGTCATTCGCAAACAGCAGAGCAAGCCGCTCCTCATCATTTGTTACAAAAGTATCAACCAACAGTCTATGCCCCATAAATTCCGCTTTGTCAAGGTTAAACGCACTTGCCATTACTTCTACGTCTGCGATAGCGTCAAATTTTGCAGTAGAAATCAAATACTGATCGTTTTTATCCGCATAATTATGCACCTTTGCGCGGTTGTATTTGTTGCTCATAAAGGTAAGCGCGTTTGAATCCTGCTTAAAAGCGGATACAATAGTCTTTGCATTGGTGGCGGTAGGTTCGTCAATGCTTTCAATATACATATTATCCAAAATTTCACGGGCAATAATGTACTTCATCACCAGAAACTCGTCATAATTCGCACTCTTATATACACTCTCAACGATACTAGCAATTAGTCTATCAACGCCTTCAAAACTGGTAAAAGCCGCTCGCAAAGATTGATTCTGAATTGTTACGGGATACACAATTTTGTAATTAAGTGTATGATAGGCCGCGCGCACGTCGGGAATTTCCCGCTTGTACAGGGTCTGTTCAGCGTCCGCAGGGTTATAAATATACGGTTTTGCGAGTTCGGTAAAAATTTCTTCTACCGTGTCACCCATTTCAAGAACGCCTTTTTTGAACATTTTCCACGGATTTTCGTACATTTTACTAGTAATAAGTACCAATCCAATTCGGTTTACCAGAACATTCAAAAATTCATTTTTCAGCGCGGGTACGCCACTGATCTGCGCGCCCACTGTATGCAGGCTCATAAGATCGCCGGGTACAATCTCGTTAACATTTTGCTGGTAATACGCACTTGCGGCATTACGCACACCATTAATTACATCTGCACCAGTTCCAGTCAGTCGCATAATACTAGGAATTTTCGCCATTTTTAACCCTCCTTTTTTGTGAAAAGGTCATCAATCGTTACAACCTTTTCTTCCTGTTCGGTTTCTTTTTCTTCCACTTCTGGCTTTTCTAAAAATCTTGCTTTATACTTTTCGCGCCATTCGCGATCTGTATTCTCAACCCGTTCATACAAGTTATTAATTTCCGTAACAACTTCGTCAAGTTCTTCGATATTTTCTCGTTCCCCAAAATAATCATTGATTCTACCAATCAATGCTTCCCTATCCATATATTGGATACCTCCTTCTTAACGCATAAATATAAGATTTGGATTTCTTTTTCGCAGTTGTAAATACAATATTTAAGTATGTCCTATCACCTCTTGTTGATAATGTTTTATTATTGTAAACAATCGAACCATCATAGATAAATGATGTTAATATAGCTGGCTCAAATTCTGACGAATTGTTATTTATTACGCCAGTTATTTCAAAACTATTACCATTATTTACAACTGATAAATTGCTAAAAGATGTAGATTTTTCAATATATACATCGCGAGGTGTCGGCAACGTTGGATAATCGACAGAATCAATACTTGTTGCACTGCTACCATCAATTTTCATAATAGCGGCACTTAAATCATTAATATCAAATGTTAATTTTATTGTGTCGCCTTTTTTTCTTACTTTTGCATAAATATAAAAAACAAAACCTGAATCAGTGTTTATATTAATAATATTTGACAAACTTGTAAATGCAACTGAATAAACGGATAATTGTAAAAAATCTCCATCTTGGCCGGGCGTTGGCGGTTCCGGCGTACTCCCCGTTAAATATTTATACCATTCTACCGCCTGTTTCGCTCGTCTATCTGCGCTTTCGTCGGTGCCCCCGCCAGACCTCTCATATTGCCAATAATACGCACGTGCCATGTATGCGACATCGTCCGTGGCAACCTTAAATCTGCCCCAACTGTAACTATATCTAATGTCTCCCCGTTGATAACTATACCATGTTGCACCACCGGGTTTGTCTGGGTTATGCACGTCACCGTATTTACATTCATAATCATGATAATCCAACTGTTTATTTATATCTGCCGCAGGGTTATTATCATTCGCAATATTTTGTATATTGTTTTCCTTACACCACATGCCATATTTGCGATACCACGGCGTCCATTGGGGCAATCCAAAACCGTAACTACCGGGCTCCGGGTATGTGTCGCGCTGAGGGTTATTAGTATTCAATCGGCATTCACTCTGCCAGTTGCCAAAAGCAGCAGCGATCGCGTTAATGCTCCAACCACGACTTTGCATAACACCCTTAAAATAAGTGGCGTTTTTTTTCATTTCATCATTTGTTAAATTCTTTCCTAAAGTTGTAATATATGGATACGCCATTACTTTAGCACTTCCCCCAAAATATTATACGCCTCACGGATTTTGTCTATATCGGTAACATTTCCTTCCGAATAGTCCAAAAGTTTGCATTCCCCCGCATGTGTCCAACGTCTATTTGTGATAACGTCTCGCTGTACACCCCCAGTTGTACTATGCACGACACGTCCATCACCAACATATATTCCCACATGTGCGGCGTTTATTCCATCTTTGTATAATTGTTTATTTTCTTTTCCGTCGTGTTTTATTGTAAACAACCATGTACCCGGCTTTAGCGTTCCACCTTGATATGCTTCAATTTCTGTAACTGTTCCTTTTTTATTCAATGCGTTTCTCCACATATCGTTGGAACCGCGCCAGTTATGATAGGCGTTAACTTTTTTTAACATTTGTTCAACAAATTCTTGACAATCCCACCTGCTATAAGGGATTCCCTGCCATTGCTCCTGATCTGCGACTTTTGCAAAGTCACTTGCTAAGGGTCTGGACAATGTTTTTCACTTCTTCCATGATTCTAGTATTATTATCAATCGCTTCAACAAATTTCTTCGATTCTTCACTATGCGCCTCACGTTCTTTGTAAAACAACATAAACATGGCTACTGTACAAGCAATCGGGAACCCGACGTTGCTAACCAACTGGATAATGGCGTTCGCGTCCATTTTTCCACCTCCTTTCGCTTGGAGTATGGAACGGGGGGTCTTGTACATCCCTGTACTAGCCGCCTTTTCACGGGCCGGATTTGGCTTCCCCCGTTCCACGATTATAATTATATCACCGGGTAAAATATCTGTCAAGCAAAATTTCCGAATTTATGTCCTCAAAAATAATATTATTTAGCAAATGCTGTCTACGTATAAATATGTATTTTGTGCCGAAACGCTCCAATTCTAACTCACTTGTGCCATATGCTTCCGGGTCTCCGCTTTTATGTGTACTACAATATAATTGTTGGCTTCCTTTGATTTTGTATACAGTAATTTCGCCAACTGTTACAATCGGATTAAGATTATATAACGGTAATGACCGATATTCGGATTTACTAAATTCGGGAAATTCGTTTTCAAGCGCCATTTCCCTAAACCCGTTTTTAGCGTTTTTCGTCGCTTTATACAATGCTGTATCTGCTTTCTTTTTTGAGATCGGACTATTTTGCACATCCACAACTAATATACCACTTTTCTTATTATAATATATTTCCTGTCCGCGTTTACGATTGTTAATTAACGTATTAACCAATCCAAAACTAACCAAAACTTCATTATCAATTTTATTACTATTTGCTAAACAAATAAGTTGCAAAGGCTTTTTGCCCTTCAATTCTCTATTTCCGTTAATAGTTTCATAAAGATTCATAAGGGCTGCGCCTTCATCCCTGATTTTTCGCACATGGTTTTCTGGTATAAATTCATCGTATATTATTCTATCAATATTCGCACCACCAAAACCGCGAACACTCGCAAATGTTGATAGTGCAAATACAGGGGCTATTGCTTCCCCATATGGTTCTAATATTCCCTCTTTTTCTTGTTGATTATATACATTTGCTGTTCGCTTTTTTGTGGCAGGATTGCCAAAAATCCCATAATTCCACCCATAATCATTATTAAGCTCGCGGAATGGGTTATATTCCGGGCTTGTCATGATCTCCATTTCCCCACCAGTTCTACGCATGATTCCAAATGGCACTGTATCTTTATTCATTATCGCATTGTAAAAAGCGCCATAAGTTTTGCCTGTTCGACGCGCTCCAATAACAAATGTAAAGGGGGCGTTATATTCAAAAATCTTCTTCATATTGATATAACCGTTATCTAAATATATACCCATATTTATACACCTTCCTATAAAAATAACCCCTTTCGGGGTTATTAAGAATTGTTACATTTTAGTCAACATACACGCAACTAATAAACTTGCGCCCGTTACGGCTTGTGCCCTGCTCCACTCGCACATGATGTGGGGCGGTTCCAACACTTTCCATCAGTCCGCAGATTTTCTCAAAATCTCGAATGAAGGTTGGCGAATTTGTTGCAAATACTTTACCATCAGACTTCATTGCCATTACGCGACGTACTTCACCTTCACTATCCACATCTTCATAGATGCAATACGTTTCCGCTTCCAACGTTTCGCCGATATGGTTAGTCATTTTTTCACCGTTAGGGGCAAGGGTCAATTCATAAATTTCAGCCGGAGTAAATTCCTTACTATTCTTGATAACCTGCATAATTATACTTCCTTTCAAATATTAATTAAAATTTGCATGTGCAAGGTAAAGATTCCAGAACACTTTTTCATCTTTTTCGCGCTTTTTAAGGACAATCGCGCCATCAACCGTAATCATATCGCCAGCTTTCGCGCCGACAAAATCACCTAGGTAGTCAGTGCAATGCACAGTCAGCGGACGTTCCCCTCCATGGTCAACCGAAATTCGAAAACCCCATGCAGTAACGCCAGAAGGGGTCTTAAATTCCGCAACATTAGTTACAAGTTTTCCATAAAACTTTGCATAATTATTAGGCATTTTCGGTTTCCTCCGTTACTTCCTTGATCTTGCGCTTGCGGGGAGTATACGTTTCAAAAGTCGCGCCACGCAAGATATCATCTGTAATATCAATGACAGCTTTTACAGGTTCAACCGTCGGAGTGCCAACAACAATACTACCTTCCCTATACACCTTTTTAGGGTTCATAGTGTATAGTTCAAAATCGTTTTCCATCCAGTCCCCGTTTTCCGTCTTTCGCAGTTCCCGCCCAGTTACCCGATATGCCTTGATTTTCATGGTTTCAACTTCCTTCTTTGTTTTTATTGTCCTCTCAAGGACAAATATATAATACCATGACCCCGTTATTTTGTCAATAGATTTTTGATAATTTTTCGCACAAATTTTTACCGCGCTGTATTATCTCTGCATACTCTGCTGTTAACCCTAATTGGTATGTACTATCTCTAATTACAACGTTGCGCGTAATGGGTATCATGTGACCGTCTATATAATAGGTAGTGGTCTCGGGATTATCATTATATACAGATTCCGTCCCACCTGCGGCCACAAAAATAAAACCCACCTTAAAATTAGTCAAACTACCTAATTCCTCCGCTCCTTTCTTTTTCCCGACTCCTGCAACTGTCAAATGAATTTTATTGTTATCGTCCGTATACGCATACTTTTTAGCGCCCATTGTTACAAATTCATCGCAATGCCCGTCAAACTCGTATACTCCCATATAATGCACTTTATGCGCCTTATCGGTTGCAACTGCATTATTATTTATACTATCTAATATTCTATTTTTATTATAATCTTTCCAATCAACATTACCAACATATTTTACACTATCTGTATCACAATATACCCCTTTTTCACCCGCTATTTGCAATCCTTCTTCCAACCGATAACGCGCCCACGCTGTTACCCACACTCCCCACTGGTAACACAAAAACGCTTTTTTATTATATTTTTCAAGCAATTCAGCATTTGTAACATCTTCATCATAATGCCATTCGCCATCAAAAACTATATCCTGTTTTACTGGATTTTGTGCCATCATTCCATATATACTATTCAACTTATTTTTAGCTTTCATATAATATATTTCTTGTCCTTCTACTCCTTTCAATTCATTTTTCTTTTTATAATATTCAATGTTTAGATCAATAATTGGTTGAGGTAACTTTTTATAATCAGCTATATATAATTCATAGCATTCAAAACCAAATTCATATTCTTGTAACAAAATCCTAAAATCTATATCAGTAACAGCAACTTCGCAATATTCACATTCCAAAACTCGGCCATTATCCCCTAAATAATTATACAATTTTTCGGATTTATCAATGGATAAATAAGGGAATCCCCAAAACTGATTACGCAATTTTACATTATGCATTTTTATTCTAAATATACATGCTTTTTCTTTTTTAATCATATAATCAATCAATTTTTGATTTGTAGGTTGTTCAATTTTTATAAATGGGGTCATGGGAAATTTACAATTACATATAACGTCGGGATAGCTACTTGATCTATCATAACTATTAACATTTTTAATAATGCGATCTGCATAAAATCTATTTGCATGAGTATTTCCACCTCTAAACGCGGCACGGCAGATTTCCCACAATTCCAACGTGGGTTTCATTTCCCTAAATTCTGCATAATTATACTTTTTCATAGCCCGTTTTGCATCGCGACGAACATAACCCGTACTTGTTAATGGGATAGTATATAAATTATCTCCATCAATTTGCATTTCTTTTTCCAATGCTTCCACCAAACCAACGACATCATTTGTACAATATTGTTTTTCACGTTCTGTTAATTCCGTCCATGGATAACGCTTTTTTGTGTAATCATACTCATTTACGATTTTCCCATGGTCAACACCCATTTTACGAGTATATTCTGCTAAGCTCATATTAGAGTGTATATAACTGCATCTATATTCTATTCTACCTTCATTTTGTGTGCATTTTAATACTTTTCTCCTTTCAATAGCAAATACTTGTTCTCTGTCAAAATTATATATTCCTGCCAAAAATTGGAACTCATAAGACAAATTATGCACCCATATACATAACTTTTCATCTAACCGCAAGGAATTATACATATTTTGCATAAACAATTTATATTCGTCCCACGTCCTTCCCATGATTATGTCGATATCATTATTTTCGCCGGGAAATAATATTGCAAACTGCCATACGTACATAATTGATTGTTCAATTTCCACAATGCGCGTTGTTTCAATATCAAATGCGCAGATTAAATCTTTATAATACAACTTATCGCGTCCGCTCTGATTTCCTCTCGGTTTCGGCTGAAATTTTGTGTCTTTCACTCTTGCATAATTATAGTTTTCAGCCGTGTAAATCATAGTTAAAAACCTCGCAACTGTTCTAATACATAATCAGATAACATTTCATTATCTTTATTTGTGCGTTTATATTCCTCTACAATTTGTGCTGTTTCTTGTAAATCTTCTGTATATTCTTCAAAATGTTGCATAATTTCATCAACTTCAAATTTTTCACCTTCCAAAACGTCATATAATTCTGCGGCTTGATCGCTGGGGATTATTCTTCTACCGTAATATGCCCTAAATTTTTCCATAAATTCACCAAAAGCGTCCAGATCATCAATTTTATAACCGTGTCCTTGTAATACTTTCTTAACTTCTTGCGCTTTCCGCTTTCGGGCTTGTCTTGCTCCCTTCACGGTCGTTTCTTCACGGGTCAGAAATCCTTGTAATTGTGATAGTGCTAATTTAACTTCATCCTCACTTTTAATTTCACCTAATCTGATTTTTGATAATCTTTCCAGCTGTTTGTAGGTTTGTGATTTTGTAAAACCTGCTTTTTCCAAACGTTGCACACGCTTATGAGCAATATCGCGCAAACGTCCTACTTCTTTTTTAGCCTGTGCAAATGTTTTTCCAAAATCTGTATAACCGTCAACCGGGTCATAAAATTCAGGTGGATAAGCAAAAATTGATTTAGGCATTGTACCATTCCTCCATGTTCTTTTCATATTCGCGGTAACGGTTTACAACTTCGCGGATTATACAACTTGCATACATGTTTGGAGTTGTATCATTTTCTTTTGCTTGAGCCTGTAACCACTCATAATCTTTTTGCGGGATACGGATAGTCACAACAGTATTTCCTTTTTCCATTATTTTATTACCTCCAAAATTTTTACAATATGCATTGAGCCGGGATACGCGCTCATTCTCCTGCATACATCCATCATCTTATTTAGGGCTTGTATTGCATCACTAGCTTCCACATAATGCAGTTGTATTACACCGTATTCCCTTACCCATATCGCAAACTTTCGCATTATTCCCACCTCCTTTCTAGTTCCTCAAGCTGTTTCTTCAACTTCTTGATTTCATTTTCGATTTCTACGCAATTGTCACAATAGTACAGGGTTTCATAAGTTTCTTTCAAAGCAATTCGATAATCTTTATACATTTGAGCCTTTGAGCGTCCATCCATTGTTTTCAACCAACCTTTCATTATTTCCTGTCCCTCAGGACTTCTAAATAATACCACGATCTCAAAAATACTTCAATTGAAATTATGGTAAAATTTTCAACCAAATATAACTAATCTTCAAAAATCCAAACTAGAATCAAAACAAATAACAAAACCAAAATGCAAACAAACGCAATCACCCTGTACGTCATAATTAACACCCTTTCCCAATAAAACTAAATAACCAATATACAACCTGTATCATGCTATACAGTAATCCCATAATAACCACAAAACCAACAATAACGACCAAAGCCCAAAAGATACATACGGGTATATATTTCCAGTTAATCATTATTTTTCAATCCTTTCACAGATATTCGCAATATCGCTATATGCGGCAACCCAATCTTCATCTTTCGCCATGCCTGACCAAAACAGTTCTATCACATAACCCGGAGGATTATATGCAATAATTCTATAATCCGATTTATCAACATTTTGTAAAAAGTCTTTCATATTTTCGCACAAAACAAAAACCTTCGTAAATTTTAGATATTTCGGAAAGCCTATAAATCTTTCCTTATACCATTCAGATTTTCGCATAATATCATATTCGCATTTAACGTTATTGTCTTTTCCCTTTTCTCTGTTTAGCTTTTTCATTTATTTCAACCCTTAAATGCCTTGCTAATTTCGCACACTTCCCAATTTACAGGATTAAGATAGGATGTACGTCCGACACATTCAATGTTAATTCGCTTCATAACCCGCTTTTCGGGGTTCCACACATAACGATAATTTTTGGTATCATACATGTTGTCAATGCTGTTAATAACCTTGTTTACAAGTTCATTCTTCATTTTAATAGTAGTCATTTTATTCAACCAACCTTTCATTGTTTCCTGTCCTTCAGGACGTTTATATAATACCACATGACCCAAAATACGACAATCTATATTTTGGTAAAATTTAATACCAGATCGTTCAATGGTCTACAGCATTTGTGCAGATTGCACAAACCGTAAGATATTTTTGTGCAGGTTGCACAAAGGCTATAGGCTTTTTGTGCAGGTTGCACAAATTTTGGGGGAGATTTTTGTGCAATTTTACATTAGGTTA